GTCATCAATGTCTCCTAGGAGACTTTCATAAGGAATCGCCATGCTATTCAAGATATATCTAAATGACGGCTACATAGCCACAGGAGAATACAAATCGGCATATCATGCTAGGAGAGCATTCGCCAATCTATTCAAGATTCACATTCGTAATTTTACAGCGGAGGAAGTGCGTGAAAAAACTAAATGACACCGTGGCAGATGTGCTAGGGATGCTGACATTGTTTGGCATATGGGCAACAATTATTTATTTTCTATTTTGGAGAGGCGCATGAGATGCAGGGCTTGCGATGTAGAGGTAGAGGGACGCCCCCGTAGCGTCACAGACGAGACGGGTGTGACACATCACCTAGTAGACGACCTATGCGGATATTGTATAGTTCAATCTAGGCTGAAGTATTCTGAAGACGACCTAAGAGATGTATACTCAGGAGTTTTATATGCGAATTTCCAAGTCATTCGTTAAAGACAATGCCCCCACAGACGGAATGGTGAGGGTTAATCATAACGAGAATGGATGCAGTGGCGACAGTGAGAGCTGTGTAATACGCAATGACGGCGGTAGGATTACGGCTAAGTGTTATCGTTGTGGTGGATGGCAGGTGATTGATAACGATTCATTCAGTCCTGCAAAAGTCGCTTCGGTCATCAAGCGAGAGGCACAATTGCCTACTGATTGTGTACCTGCCCTGAACAATATGCCTAATGAAGCTATTGCATGGCTTGACAAAGCGTATTTCTCTAGGGCACTATGCTTCAAGGCAGGGCTTCAGTGGAGTGATAAGACCAGTAGGCTGTATATTCCTGCTCGCAACATCTATCAACAGTGGTGGGTAGGCAGGAGCTTCGCTCCCGCAGAGCCACGCTACAAGACATTAGCAACGCTAAAGGATAGTTGCTTTGCTATTGCTCACGCTAATAAGGACAGGCTGAGTGACAGGATATGGATTGTGGAGGATTTGCTATCTATGTACCGCGTTGTAGAGGCAGGGAACGACTGCATGGCTCTATGTACCACTACCATTAGCGACAAAGGTGTTGCAATGTTGAGCAAGTTGGGTTATAATAAGGCTACCATCAGCTTAGACAACGATAATCCGCAAGTGATTATGGCTAACAGTAAGATTGCACAACGATTGGGGTGGATGAAGGAAGTGTATCGTAGCGACCTATCCACAGACCCTAAATACTACGACCCTGACGAATTAAAGGAACGAGTGAAATGAAAAGATGGAATAATTTGACGCATCAAGATGTAGATGAGCTTCTTGAGAAAATGGACACAGAAGACATGGGCACTTTTGATATAATTAATTTTATTGAAGAGCGTTTGTGCAAGCTAAACATGGAGCTCTGGAATGATTGACATTGAGATAGTGAGGGCACTATCAGAAAAGGATAGCTATGTCAAGTATAAGCGGTTCATTAAGCAAGAGTCTTTGAGCCGCGAAGCATTTGACATCCTTGACTGGATGGGCGAGTGGTGGAAGCAACATCCATCATCGCAAGTTATTGATATGCAAAGCTTTGCCCCGTTTGTGCTTGTGTCTAAGCTAGGTGGTGCGAAGCCTGAACGACTGGAGATAGTTAAACAATGGCTGAACGAGCTGAACAATGAAGCAAACCAAGACACAATCGGTTCGGTCATCAAGGCACTGGCTACGCGCTACCATGCCAATGAAATTGCAAGTAAGGCGTTGGCAGTTGTGGATGGCAAAGAGGAAACTCTTGAGCACATTGAGGCTCAATTGTCAAGCTACCATAAAGATGTAGGCAAGGTGGAGAACGAGGAAACCTACATTGTAAGTGATGACATCTTTGCTATGTTGGATGAGGCTAAGGCAGGTGGGTACAAATGGCGTTTAAACGCTCTCAATGAGTCTCTAGGCGATTTACGGCAGGGGGACTTGGTGGTGGTAGCCACTCGACCCGATACGGGCAAGACGACCTTCCTATCGAGCGAGAGCACATACATCGCTCAACAGATGCCGAAAGAGAAAGTTGTGCTTTGGCTGAACAATGAGGAGGCAGGTAAGAAGGTTAAGCGGAGGATTGTTCAGAGTGCCTTGGGTATCACTACCCGTCAGATGTTTGAACACCCTGCCCGTGTCAATGAGAAGTGGATGGAGATGATGGGACGCACAGATAAGTTTGTCCTGTTTGACAAAGCTGATGTGTCTGTGTACGATGTTGAGAATCTGTTTGAGAAGTATGATGTTGGCTTGCTTGTGTTCGACCAGCTGTGGAAAGTTCATGGCTTTGAACGTGAGGCAGGTAACGAGGTGACTAGGCAGACAATGATTTTCAATTGGGCTCGTGAGTTGGCTAAGAAGTACGCCCCTGTGATTACGGTTCACCAAGCTGATGGCTCTGCTGAGGGTGTGAAGTGGATTGACATGAGCAAGCTGTATGGCTCTAAGACAGGTGTACAGGGCGAGGCTGACGCAATCATCACGATTGGTAGGCTGCCCGATGAGGGTAACAAGCGGTATCTGTATGTACCAAAGAACAAGTTAGACGGCAACAACCAAGCGTTTCGGAACGGACGTTTCGAGATTGAAATTCAACCTGAGATTGGGAGGTTCAAAGAATGAAAACTTACAGCAATGACCCGCAAGACTATACATTAGAGGATGCTTATTCAGAGGAATTTGACGGGATGAGCTTTCAAAACTTGCTTGATGACATGGTAGCTTACTTAAAAGAGGACGGACAAGCCCTTGATTCTTTCGAGCAAGCCCTTGATTCCTTTAAGGAATGGTGGATTGAGAAGAAGATTAAGGAACACGGTAGCGACGAGGACGACTACATAGCTGACATGGCGTGGCATGATTATCAGAATGGGGATTGACAGATGTTTGTTTGGCTTGTATAATACTTTTAGAAGCTATATATATTTATATTAATAAATATAGCTTTTAATATTATATATAATATATTAAGGATTAATATGCTTTTTACTTTAGACTTAGAAACATCTGTAGACTGCAAGGACGAGGGCAGAATGTCTGGAACCCCTCACTACTCAGGCAACGAGATTGTCCTTGCAGGATGGAAGGTTAAAGGCGAGCATCACTTTGGCACGGATGCCAATGCTGTAGTGGTAGGCATGGCTGACTGGCTGTATGCAGGGGAGGAACTTGTGCTATGTGGATTTAACATAGGCTTCGACCTTGCCTATCTGCTACGAGATGAGGGCTTCAGGAAGCTAGTGGTAGACTTCCGTGATAAGATACGTGTGTGGGACGTTCAACAGGCTCAGTATCTGTTATCAGGACAGACCATGATGTACCCCAGCTTGGATGGGTGTTGTGAGCTCTACGGGCTTCCTGTGAAGCCTGACAAGATTAAGGCGTATTGGCAGTCTGGGATGCGTACACAGGACATTCCACGGGACGAGTTGGTTGAGTACCTTGAGCATGACGTTAGTGTTACGGATACGATAGCCAAGCTTCAGGTTAAGCAGATGGACAATGCAATGAGGGAGTTGTGTTTTATCAAAGGTGATGATATACTGTGTACAACCATCATGGAGAATGTAGGTATGCACTTTGACTTAGAGATTTGTGGCGATGTGTCTGACTCTGTTCGGTCATCATTGCTTGAGACAACGGAGAAGCTCCACTGGCTTGTGCGTAGCGAAACAGGCTACGAGCAATTCCAGCCTACCAAGAACAAGGAAGTTGCCACTGTGCTGTACGGCGGTAAGTTTGAGTGGGATATCAAGGTAGAGGACGGCTTGTACAAGTCTGGTCTTAAGAAGGGTCAGGTGAAGCTCAAGAAGCAGACGCAGGAGATTGTGTTTGATGGCATCCTGAGCCCTGTTACAAAGGCTAAGGCTAAGGAGATGTGGCAAGACAGCGTGAGCGACCAAGTGATGCAATGGATTATTGAGAACGAACACCCTGAGAATTGGGCTGTAGGGCAGTTCATTGGCTACATGCAGGACTTCCGTGAAATGCACAAAGACTTGTCCACATACTACGATGGCTATGCAAAACTTGTGTGGGAAGACAGCGTTATTCGTCCTAGCTTCCAACACTGTGCAACACGAACAGGACGACAAAGCTGTACACAACCTAACTTACAAAATGTTTCTAAAGGAGAATGATATGAGTATTTATACAAGCGCATGGCAAGATTCGCAGGGCTATCAAGTAGAGCATGCAGACCTTGAGGATGACGAGCTGTACATTGATGCTGTAGATGTGTTTGAGAAGTACGAAAAGGAAGCTGTAGAATTGCGCAATAAACTGTACGAGGCGGAGATGCTTGTAATTGACCTGCGAGAGAAGCTTGGCATTATGCGTGAGAAGTATGGTGAAGAATGAGCCGAATCAAGGAATGCTTTACAACGCGCTTTGAGAATGGGAGCATTGTTAATGCCGACTTCTCTCAGCTAGAGGTGGTGGGCTTGGCTATCCTATCGCTAGACCAACAGCTCATAGCTGACATACGTTCAGGGATGGACATGCACATAGTACGTGCTGCCAAGTTGTTCAACATTACGGAGGACAAGGTGACGAAGCAACAGCGTCAGCTTGCCAAGATGTTAAGCTTCCAGTTGCAGTATGGCTCTGGTGCTCGCAACATGGCAGAGCAGAACAAGATTCATATTAACGTAGCAAAGAAGTTTATCGAGCAATACTACGAGAGGTACACAGATGTTAAACGATGGCAAGAGCACGTCAGAGAGAGTGTCGTATCTTCTCGCAGAGTTGATGGGCATACTAAAGGAGGCTACCCCAGAGGAACTGGAACATACAGAAGCCCGTCTGGTAGAGCTTATTCGTTTTATGAATACGACCCTATGGGAGGCTGGCAAAAGGAAGCAAGCTTCTCCCCTACGGAAATGAAGAACTACCCCTGCCAAGGCTTCTCCACTGGTGATGTCATGGCGCTGTATCGGGGGCAAGTGATGCGCCAATTGATGCCTGAGATGTTCACAAACATCTTGTTTATCAATAGCGTACACGACAGTGTGATGTTTGACTGCCGTGATGAAGAAAGTGTTGCAAAGTGTGTAGAGGTGTTGTATAATATGTGTAAGGAGCTTCCAACGCTTCTTACCAAGCGGTTCGGAATCAAAGTGCCGTTGGAGTTTAACATTGACGTAGAGACTGGCTCATCATGGGCTAATTTAACTAAGAGGATATAAGTATGGCAATTGTAACTGGTCAAGTGGAAGAGAGTAAAGACAGCAAGCGTTTCAAAGTGGATGGGCAATGGTATGGCTCTTTTAATGCCATCAGCGGTATCGTGATTGGTGATTTTGTCACTATCAATTGGGCTCCCGACAAGACGGGACAGTACAAGAACATCAAGGGCATCTCCAAGGTGGACGCTCCTGCAGGTGGTGGTAGCGCTCCTGCTCCCTCTGGTGGTGGCACTACTGGTGGTCGGGATTTGGTGATTGTGCGTCAGAACGCTCTGGCTCACGCTACAGCCCTTGTTGTTGCTACAGGCGTATCAGATGTGTGGAAATCCCAATCGCTTGTCCTGAAGCTTGCTGAGGGCTTTGCTAAGTACAGCGCAACGGGTGAGATTGAAGACGACAGCCCTATCCATGACGAAGTAGGCTTCTAATGAGCTTTAATATACATGGTAACTTTGGTGCGCTTGAGTTCACAGACGGACAATACAGAGTTGCGCTTGGGACATCACCAAGGTCTGAGGGAATAAAGATTGTAGTTGGCTTAGAAGCAACACAATCGGTTCTTCATTCTGAAATAGTTCCTTGGAGTGAGTTTTCACACCTCATTGATTATGAGGATAAGATGTCGGAGTTTTTTTCAGAAAGAGTTGGTCGCATCCTTTCCAGCCTGTCGGAGACTAGACATTGAAAGCTCTTATTGACGGTGACATCTTGGTGTATAGCTGTGGCTTCGCATCCGATGCCAACGCCAAGGAGCAGGGCATTGAAGCAGAGCCTGTAGAATTCTGCCTTAATGGTGTTAAAGAGACAATCCGAAGCCTCTGTGAAGCTACAGAGGCGGACGATTACATCATCTTCCTAACAGGTAAGGACAACTTCCGATACAAGGTAAGCCCTGACTACAAGGCAAACCGCAAGGACGCTGCCAAGCCTGTCCACTACGACTCTATACGGAGATACTTGCAAGACCATCATCCGTCTAGCGTTAGCGTGGGAGAGGAAGCAGACGATGAACTAGGGCGCTACCAAGTGAATGCTGAGCCAACGACAACGGTCATCATATCGAAAGATAAAGACCTTGACATGATTGCCGGATGGCATTACAACTGGAGTCCGAAGAACAAAGAGAAAGGGATGTACTTCACCAGTGAGATTGACGGCTTGCGGATATTCTACAAGCAACTCATCACTGGCGATGCTACGGACAATATCTCTGGTGTTTATCGTCTGTTTGGGAGGAAGGCTACAAAGGGATTGCTTGAGCCATTAGACATTATGCGGAACGAGCGTGACATGTTCCAGTATGTCTTGGATGAAGTGTATAAGGGCGACATTGACCTGATGGACAAGCAAGCAAAGCTTCTGTGGATTAGAACGAATGAAACATGGGAAGAGCATTTTTCCAAACTTTAGCGTTATTTTAATATAGGAGTACAACATGATTATTGCGTTGCTGGCTAGCCTTTTGCTTTGGGGCGGTAAGATTGAAGAGGATGCGTGGGGAGTCGCGCTATTATTCTCATTAATTGAGTTTACTTTGGAACTTTGCGCCCTTGCCCCTTTGCTTTTGGGTTGTCAATAAAAACTTCTCGCGGCTATAGCTCAACGGGATAGAGCATGAGCCTTCTAAGCTCAGGGTTCGGGGTTCGAGTCCCTGTGGTCGCACCAATTGCTCCGTTAGCTCAGTGGTAGAGCAGCCGCCTTGTAAGCGGCAGGTCGGGGGTTCAAGTCCCTCACGGAGCACCATTTTAACAACGGATATGTATGCCAAATTACAATTTCAGGAAAGACCTTCCAGTTGCGCATGCCACAGAGAGACAGGTTTCAAAGTTTCTATGTGATACCCGTGGCATGACCTTCCTCTCTGAGTGCAACAACAGTGACTACGACCTTCTCATGCAGTTAAAGAATGGTCGCAGAATAACAATAGAGATTAAAGAGGACTTTACCTGCAAAAAGACTGGCAATGTTGGGATTGAGTATGAATGCAGAGGACGACCGTCTGGTATAAGTGTTTCCAAAGCAGACTATTATTTATACAAAGTCCACGAGCCAACAGGAAATACCAGTCTGTATGTAATAGCAACTAATCACCTACGAGAGCTGATAGATAACAAGATGTATTTCAGAAGCATTATCGGCGGTGACGAGGGCTCTAACAGCAAGAACCATCTATTTAAGTTGGAGACTGTCAAGGAGAATTTTAAGTTTATAGGAACTATTTAACAAAGGATATTTATGGATGAATTTGAAATTGATACAGAAAACCCTGAGAACTTACAGGATGTTCCAACAGAGATTCTGGTGACGCTTGCGTTATCAATCATTCAGGAACTGGAGCTTCGTGTTAATCGTAAGGAAAAGCTTAGGGCGGTGAACTAATATGCCAGTATCAAAAACCTCTATAGCACTAAGAGACTTGTTAGAAGCGTTTATATATCTGCAATATCTTACAGATTATCGTAACAATTGGATATACGACACCAGCTTAGATATAGCGTCGGCAGCGCAAGCCTTGCAAGACGAAGGATACGAGTATTGCCATGCGTTTAAGAATTGGACGCACCCCGATGAGCCTGACCTTGAGGAGTAAAAATGAATTGGAAGTCTATTGATACCTCCCCACAAAACGGAGGCGGTCTTATTTATTATAACGATGATGTATGGCCCTGCCTATTCATCAAGGGCAAGTGCTACGTTACTAGCTTTACCGGAGGCAATCTATACACAGTCAAACCTCTCTATTGGATGCCATTGCCTGAGCCTCCGAAATGACTAAGAAACGAGCCCCTCCTAGCGGAGAGTTTCGACACTACCCTGCTTGGAGTAATAGCAAGTTTTGGGGATACATACGCTCAGGGCTTCGTGCCAAGTGGAGCAGGTATCCCGTAAAGTTTGAAGTGTTAAATGCGTCAAAGCGCAAAGCATTGCTTAACCCGCGAGCCAAGTGGGAGTATCAATGCTCTGTGTGTAAGACTTGGAGCTTGCAGAAAGATGTAGAAATTGACCACCTCATCCCATGCGGAACATTGCGTTCCTATGAAGATTTGCCACAGTTTGTTGAGCGTTTATTCTGTGGGGCTGAACATCTACGCACTGTCTGTAAGCAATGTCACAAAATCATTACTAAGGAAGAACGGAATAAAGATGACTGACAAATTACCTAGAGCAAAGTTTCCCCCGTGGAATACAAGCGATGATAAGCCTGACATGGTGAATAGCCCTCCCCACTATCGGCAGGGCGGCGTGGAATGTATCGAAGCTATCGAGGCAATGCTTACAAAGGCAGAGTTTGACGGCTACTGCAAAGGCAACATCGTCAAATACATCTGGCGTGAGAATCAAAAAGGACGGGTGGAAAGTTTGAAGAAAGCCCAATGGTATTTAAACAAACTGGTGGAGTCACATGAAAGTACTACTTCTTGATATTGAAACATCCCCACACAGCGTATATGCGTGGGGCTTGTTCAAGCAGAACATTAGCTTGAGCCAAGTGAAAGACACGAGTCGTGTGCTGTGCTCTGCATACAAATGGCTTGGAGAGCGCAAGACACACTTCACGTCCGAATGGACAGATGGTGTTGACGGCATGCTGGAAAAGATGTATAATGTAATTGAGGAAGCAGATGCAATCGTTACATACAACGGCAATCGGTTTGACCTGCCCACCCTCAACAAGGAGTTCTTGCTAACTGGATATAGTCCCCCTGCTCCCTACAAGAGCGTTGACCTATATCGTACTATGAAAAGTAAGTTCAGGTTCGCAAGTAATAAGCTAGACCACGTTGCACAACAGCTTGGACTAGGCAGTAAAACCGACCACTACGGCTTTCAAATGTGGCTTGATGTCATGGATGGCAACAAGAAGGCTCAGAAGCTCATGGAGACTTACAACAAACAAGACGTAGTATTATTGGAGAAAGTATATGACACCGTTTTACCTTGGATTGCTAATCATCCTAATCGTAGCCATCACAGCGGGACTGCTGTATGTCCGAACTGTGGCTCGAAGCACCTTCAGCACAGAGGATTTACTATCACCGCCGTGGGACGACAGCACAGACTCCAATGTCAAGACTGCGGTAAGTGGAGCAAGCGTGCAGAAAGCTGTGAGAAAACCCCGAAAGAAAACCGCATTATCTCAATCTAAACCTAAAGGAAAAGTTAAATGAAAACCAAGCAAACCAAAATCAACAAGCTCATCAATGCCCTGCGTAAGCGTAGCCTCACTGTTCGTGAGATTGCCACTCGCTTTCGTGTCCCGAATGTGTATGCCATCATCCATGATGTCCGACGTAACGGATACAACGTGAGTCGCACTACGACACGGACAGGCATGACAGCCTACACTCTCGCTGCATAATGGATTACTATGAAAGACCCTGACTTCTTGGAAGAGGTTGTAGAACGAGTGGAGTCTGCCTATGAGCCCGACGAAGTTGTCGGGCTCCTAGAGCTTTCCATGACAGACATAGCACGAGCGTTTGAGAAAGAGTTTCTTGACCTCGCATTTAATTTAGGCTTTATTACAAATCACGGAGACGATTATGACAAAGAAGACGACGGTTATTGGTAACATCCTTTCAGGCGTGTATTGGTACGGCATTGTGCTTGTTGGTGCTATC